ATGGAGAATATGAATTAAATTTACATAAAGTTTATTCAATACCTCTTCTTGAAGAAATACTAAAGTTTAGTTATGATGGTAACTTTGATAGACATTCTGCAATGTTAGTAGCTATGTTATATAAAAAAGAATTACTATTAAAACCTCAAGTCCAATTAAAAGAAACATCTGCTTATGATGACCCTTTCTTTGTTAATTTAAAACAGAAGTTTGGAATAAGTGAAAGTTTATAATTAAATTTGTAATAAAAAAATGTCTAAAGAAATACAATATAATGCTAATATACCTATTCAAACATTAAGTTATGCTGAAAAGATAGCTGATGATTATGAATGGGGAAAAGCATCTATGAGAGCTTATATAGGTAGATCATATTTTGCAACAACTCAACATAAATGGGCATTAAAAAAACTGTACGATTATTATAATGGTCATATTGATATAGATGACTATAAATTAATAACTGAACCTTTTGGTAAGAAATTAGAAGGTGATTGGAGTGATGTAGTTAATTATCCTATTATAAAACCTAAAGTAGATTTACTTTTAGGTGAGTTTGCAAAAAGACCTAAAAACTTTGAGGTATATGTTACTAATGATGATGTAACAAATGAAGTACTTGAAGAAAAAAATAAGATTATACTTCAAAATTTAGAACAAATGTTCATTAATGAACTTAATGCTCAGGGTGTTCCTACAGGTATTCCTTCTGAAGAAGTTCAAAATCCTAAACAGGTTGAAGAAGATTTTATTACTTCATATAGAGATAAAAGAGCTATTTTAGGTCAACATGCTTTAGAATATATAAATCAATACTGTAAACTTCAGGAAAAATTTCAATTAGAATTTTTTCATTGGTTAGTAAGCGGTGAAGTTTATTCTTATAAAACTATAGAAAACAATGAACCATATTATGAAGTAGTAAATACTTTAGACTTAGATTATGATAAAGATCCTGATAATGTGTTTATTGAAGATGCTGAATGGTGTGTAAGGAGAAAATACATGAATCCATCTTCTATTGTAGAGTTTTTTTATGATGATTTAGGTAAAAATGAAAAAGAAATTAAAGATGCTATTAACAAAATTGAAGTTTTGGGTAGTAATACTACCGTATTTTCTGCTAGTGCTCCTAATCTTTATGATAGGACTGGGCCTCAGAATGTGTATAATAGGCTTGTTGAAGTCAAGCACGTTGTTTGGAAAAGCAAAAAGAAAGTTGGTATCTGTACCTTCATGGATGAGTTCGGTGTAGAACAATCTATGGAAGTAGATGAAACATTTAAACCACTTAAAGAGTTAGGTCAAGAAGTTGAATGGTTTTGGGTAAATGAAATTTGGGAAGGTTATTTAATTGGTACAGATATGTTTTTTAGAATAAGACCTGTACCTGTACAAAGAACTTCACTTGATAATTTATCTAAGTGTAAATTACCTTATAATGGAAGAGTAGTTTCAGCTGTTAACTCTCGTAACATTTCTTTAGTAATGTTAGGGGTTCCTTATCAAATACTTTATAATGCTACTATGCATCGTTTAAAGTTAGCTATGGCTAAGATGAAGGATGATATGATACAGTTAGATATTAATTTAAAGCCTAAAAATATGTCTTTAGATGAATGGTTATTGTATGGTGATGCTACAAACATTTTATTTATTGATAGAAATAAAGAAGGTTTTAAAGAGTCATCTACTCATCAATCAGTGCTTAAAATGGCTTCGTCAACTATTCAAACTTATATAGAGCTTTTAGCTTTTATTAAATCTGAATGGGAAGAAGTATGTGGTGTATCTCGTCAACGTCAAGGACAAATAACATCTTCAGAAACTGTAGGTGGTGTAGAAAGAGCTGTAGTTCAATCTTCCCTTATTACTGAAATTTATTTTACTCTTTTTGATGAGTTTAAAGAAAGAGAATATCAAGGTTTACTTGATTACTCAAAATTTGCTTGGATAAATGGTAAAAAAACTTCATTTGTATTACCGGAATCTGGTAGAGTAACTTATTTAGATGTGGATCCTATTCAACATACTGAGGCTGAATATGGAATATTTGTAGCTAATTCTGGTAAACAATTAGAAAAACGTCAAAAGCTTGAAGCTCAGTTACAAAACTTTATTCAGAATGGTGCAAAAGCCTCAATGGTTATTGATGTGATTAATTCAGATAGCTTTACTGAACTTAAAGGTAAAATGCTTCTTGCTGAACAAAAAATGGATGAATACCAACAGCAAATGGAGCAAATGAAAGCAGAACAACAAAAAGAAATAGTTGCTTTGCAAAACGAACAAGCTGAAAAACAACATCAATATAAATTGGCAGAAATAGATAGAAAAGGTGAATGGGATTTACGTAAAGCAGAACTTACAGCTTATGCTATTGATGAGGGAGATAATTCTGAAGATATTTCTAAAGCTGCTGAAATAGGTTTAAAGCAACAAGAGATTGGAATTAAGCAGCAAGAATTAGCTCAAAAAGAAAAAGATTCTCAAAGAAAAGCAGCTACAGAAAGATATAAAGCTGATACTAGTTTAAAAGTAGCTAAAGAAAATAAACAAAAAGGAGAAAAGTAAGTGTAAATAATAAATATAGACTTTAGTTATTTATAATAGTGCTAAACTACCTATTAAAATAAATATTAATTTTACAACGATAAATTAAAAGATTATGAATGTAGATCAAAATGATGAATTAGAATTTAATGATATTACTCTGGATGAGCCAATATCAGTAGACTCGGTAATTGATGACCCAAAAGATCCTCAAGAACCAGCACAGGAACCTGTCGAACCTGAACCTAAAAAACAAAGAGGCAGACCTAAAAAAGATGCAGAACCTAAAGGAACTTCGACTAACTCCAAACCAGAAGAAACAGTTGAACCTGTTTCTGGAGAAGAAACAAACGAAGATCCAGAACCAGAAGGAGACAATAATGATGAAGTTGAAGAAGGGTTTATTAAAAGTATTGCAGCTAAGTTAGGTATTGAATTACAAGAAGGAGAAGAATTTGAAGACTCAGAAGATGGGTTAATTGAATTTACTCAAAGGGCAGCTGAAGAATTTGCAGATGCTAAATTAAATGGTTGGTTAGAAAGCCTTCCTCCTGTTGCAACTGATTTTTTTGATTATTTGCAAATGTTAGGAGAAGAAGCAAATGAAGAAAATATTAAATCGTTCTTTACAGCTGTTAATCCGGAGATTGATTATAAATCTGTGGATTTAACAAATGAAGATGTTCAAAAATCAGTAATGAGAACTTTTTTTAAGAAAATGGATTATACTGATGAAGAAATCAAAGAAGCAATAGAGGATTTAGAAATTGCTGGTACATTATCAAAACAAGCAAAAACAGCTTCAACTAAGTTAGCTGCTATGCAAGAAAAACAAAGAGAAACTCTTTTAGCTCAACAAAAAGAACAAGATAGAATTAAAAAAGAAAATACTCAAAAGTTTTTTGGTAATGTAAAACAAATAATTGAAAGTGGTAAGGTTAATAACTTTACTATTCCGGTTACTGAAAAGAAAGCAATTTATGATTATGATACACAAGGAGCTTTTATGAAAGACTTAAATGAAATTTTAAAAGATCCTGCTAAACGTGTAGAATTAGCTATTGCTGTAAAAAATAAATTTAATCTCAATAAATATGTAGCTAAAGCTGCTGAAACTCAAAAGGTAAATAACCTTAGAGATAAACTTAAAGGTGGAACTAATAAATTAAAAAATGGTTCTACTTCAGGTGCAGTAACTAATAGTGAAATTGATTGGGATAACGTATAAAACTCAAATAAAAAATAAATATAGAAAATCATGGCTAGAATTATCACAAGTCAAAACTGGAATGAATCTATGAAAACTAACGATGCTTCTTTAGCTCGTTACTTGATGCTTCAACCAGAAAAAATCACACCTGTTCTTACCTATTTAATGGGTAACGAAGACAGTCGTTTTCCTCTCCACTATTTATCAGAAGGTATGCGTTCAACAATGGAAATTGCTGGTGACGAATACGAATATGATGTAATAGGTCGTATTTTTAAAGCTGTACCTTTAGCTCAACCTGTAACTATTACAAATGCTGGTATTGGGTACACTGAATTTGAAATGATTTTTACTGAAGGATTATTTCCTGAAAAATACACTATCATTTCTCCACGTCAATACCATTTAGTAATTACTGATCGTAAGCCTTTAAGTGGTGGTCGTTGGTCTTATAAAGTAAAACTTGCCGGTGCTAAATCTGCTGCTGAATTTATTCCTGCTTCTGAATTACAAGCTGGTGCTTTGTATTCATTAGGTTGGTATGCTGCTGCTAGCTGGGGTTCAAGAGGTTCTGAATCTACAACTACTGCTCCATTTAAAGTTCGTGGTGACGTTTCAACTATTCGTAAGTCTTATGCTTGGGAAGGTAACGTAAAATACCGTGAAGCTAAAGGTATCGAATTAGGTACTAAAGGTGGAGGTACTAAACAATTATGGTGGTCATTTGAAGAATGGCAACATAACTTGAGTTTTCGTAGAGAATGTGAATCTAACTATTGGTACTCAAAATCAAACCGTGATGAGTTTGGTCAAATCAATGAACGTGATGAAGAAGGAAATCCGATCTTCAGAGGTTCAGGTTTACTTGAGCAAGTTGTAAACAAAGATACTTACTCTGAATTAACTGCTGAAAAAATTAAGCAAACAATTCGTGATACCTTCTTTGGTATGAGTGATGCTCAAAACAAACAAATTACTTTGTTTACCGGTACCGGTGGTCGTGATGCATTTGACCAAGCAATGAAGCAAGAGCTTTTAGGTGCTGGTTACATTAAATTGACTGACAACCGTTTCGTAAGTGGTGGAGGTTACAACCTAAAATTAGGTGGTTACTTTGATACTTACCAACACGTTGATGGTTATACTGTAAACGTAGTAACTAACCGTTTGTATGATGATGGTCCTGCTTCTAAAGGTTTGTTCCATCCTAAAACTGGTTTACCACTTGAATCATATCGTATGACTTTTGTTGATACATCAGTATACGATGGTCAATCAAACTTAGTAATGATTACTAAGAAAGGTCGTTCAATGGTTCGTGCTATGGTAAAAGGTATGAATGAGGTTAGTCAAAACTTGTCAGGTAACGATGTTATTGCTACCGATAAAGATGCTAGCTCATTGCATATGTTAAAAACAGGTCAAGTTGTATTAAGACGTTTTAATACTTCAATTGACTTGCAATGTGTAGCTGGATTGTAATAATAAATATAAAGTAGGGGGAAACCCCTACTTATACATGGGTTTGATGTAATTGGTAGCATAACGGTCTCCAAAACCGTTTGTTTAGGTTCGAGTCCTTAAACCTGTGCAACTTTAAATAAAAAGAAAAATGAGTAGAAAAATTAAATTGAAAAGAAAAGAGATCATTAGGTATGGTTTACCTCTTGAACTTAAAAATGAAAAAGTTTGTATTTTAGGTAGTTATGGTGACAAAAACGGTAATACGTTTAGACCTTTAACTTTTAAAGAAGAGGACACTTGGATGGGAGAATTAGTAGGGTTAAAACCTGAAGATCCTAATTTTAGAGCTGCTGTAACTAATTGGTACAAAAACCTAAGAATTAAAGTTAAACCTGAAGGTGTTGAATTAGAAATTGGTGAAGATGAAAAAGGTAATCCTTTAAACTTAGAAGATTGGATTAAATATAAATTTGCTTTAAATCATCCTTGGATGGCTGGAAGTAAAAAAGAAGCTGAAGGTGCAGAACATTTACAGTTTTATTTTGAAGATCCTGAAGCAGAAAACGTTCTTAAAGGTGCTAAGTTAGAATTAGTTTCTAAAGCATATATTGAGTATGCTAAATTAGATTCAGATGAGGATAAAATGGATTGGATTCTTAGAGGTTCAATTGTTAAATATCCTGAATTAGGTGCTATTTCTGAATTAACTAATTTAAAATCAGATAAAAAGAAATTAAAATTAGCTTACATTATTGAAAAAGACCCTCAGTATTTTATTGATATTGTAAGTGATAAAGATTTGTTATATAAAGCTGAAATTGCATCAATGGTTGAAGCCGGTGTAATAACTAAAGAAGGTAATAAATATATTAACGGTACTGAAAACTTAGGTTCTTTAGAAAGTGCAATTGCTTGGATGAAAGATGGAAATAACTCAGCTGAGTATGCAATTTTAAAAGCTAGATTAGAGCAATTTGGAAGTTCTATTGTAGCTAAACCAAAAGTTAGTAAAAAAGATAAATAATGAATATTAACGACATGCATATCTCAATAGATTTGGAGTTGAATAAAATCAACTCCAATCTATACGATATATTCTTACCTCAAGAAAAAGATTATTTTCTTAATAGGGCCCAAGAAAGGTTTGTAAAACAAAGATATACAGCTATTTCTAATCCTAAACAAAGAGGTTTTGAAATGTCTCAAAAACGTATTGATGATCTTCGTACTCTTTTAGTTCCTAACTATTATGACAAAGTTTATCAACTTACTTTATCGGATTTCGACTTTTCCACTAAAGGAAGATTTTATTTTCCTGATGATTACTTGTTTCTTACATCTAACAGAAGCAAAGTCTATTATAATGAGTGTGGCAGTATTACTCAAAATACAAATACTGAAAACTTTAATGTAGCTTTAATTTCTATACCTAACACTACTAGTACTTATGCAAGTTTAGTAATCACAGTTGACGGTAATAATGTTTTTAATTCAAGTTTATATCCGGAAATATCTTCTTATACAATAGAAGATAAATCTTTACTTATAGATTTAATTTTAAATAATTTATCTGCAAATAATTGGAGTTTTTACTCGTCTTTTAAAGACTTAACAGCTGATATTGTAGGAGTAAAAACTACTAATGGTAATATAACAGTTACATTAGGAGAAGAATCTAATTCTTATAATACAGCTGTAAAAACATACACTTATTTTACAGCTTCTGGAGGAAGTGATTTAGTTGTACCAAATAGGTTTATCCAACAAGATGACGTTTATATTGTACAACAAGATCCGTTTAATAAAACATCTGTAAATGATGGACCATTATGTATTATACATAATAACTCTATAGATGTGTTTTTTGAACCAAATAAATTTATTGTAAAAGAAATTGCAATATCTTATATTCGTAAACCTAAATTAATGAGTTTATCTAATGATCAATCTTGTGAGTTAGCAGAACATACACATGCTGAAATACTTAGAGATGCTGTTAATTTAATGCTTGAAAACATAGAAGCTAATCCTCAAAGATTACAAACTTCAATGGCAGTAGAGCAAACAAATGAGTAAATTTTTTAATGTCAAACAAATAAATAAAAGAAAAAACAAATGCTAAAAAATGTTTTTGTAAGTAACTTGACTGGAACTGTCAATTACACAACTGGAGGTAATGATCCTCGTAATTTAACTGCTGGACAAATTGCTGTTTACTCTGTAGCTAATTCAGGTGCTTTAACTTTGATTAGTACTACTCCTTCTGCTACTCAATTAGGCTTACCTATTTTGGTTGCTTGTGGAACGGGTAATGGTCAATTTAAATCAGTAACTATTCAACCATACACTACTAAAGGGTATTTAGCTACAGCTGCAGCTGCTCCTGTACCTAACGTATTTGTAGTTGGTTATGATGGAGCTACTGCTTCTTATGCTTTACAATCTGGTGCTGCTGGTACTTATGATTTTAAAGTACAAAACTTAACTTTGGGTAATCCTCCATTTCCTACTTTAGGAAGTACTCCATTTTTTCAAACAAGTGCTGCTGCTACTCAAATTGCTATTGCTGAAGCTATTGTTAAGGATTTAAATGCTCAAACATTGCTTTCTAACAATGATGTAATGCCTCAAAACAAATTTGCTTTTGCTGAGGTGTTAAGTGCTGTAGCTACTGCCGCCCCTACTTCAACTCCAACCGCAACTGTTACTAATGGTTCAACTTCAGTAACTTTGTCGGCTACTTCTGTTAGTATTGTTCCGGGTGTTTATATGAGATTTGGAGCTGCTAATGATACTACTTATGCTTTATATAAAGTATTAGCTGTAAGTGGTACTGCTGTAACTTTAGATTCTCCTTATGTTAATCCAAACATTGCCGTTGGAGCTTCTATTACCGGTTTAACTACTGGATTTGTTGCATCTGTAGGTTCAGCTAATTGTGGTATTCGTATTACTGAGTTTGGTAACGTATTTAACGGATCAAGAGTTCTTGAACCACAACCAAACAAAATTATGAATGTTTCATGTAGCATGAATTTGTCAGGTACTCCAGTACAAAACAACCAGATTGTAGCTAGATCTTATACTGCTGCTGCTGGTACAACTACTACAGGTGTTTATACTGAAGGTTCTGGTACTTATCCTCAAATTTTTAAATCTGAATTGTTTGCTGCTGGTTATGCAGGGTTTATCAACCGTAGTTTCTTACCTGATAACTTCCCATTGTATGCTACTGCTGGCAATAGTTACACTACTTTAGGTATTGAATATTTTGCTCCGGTAAGAGATTTTACTGCTCAAGGTTTTGTTGCAGGAGACACTTTAGATCTTTTGATTGCTTTAGCATCTGCTACTGGTACTCAATATTCAACTTTAAATACTATTTTTAGTACTTATAAGTAATAATACTCTGTGTTGTCATAATCAAAATTGGGTAGAAGAAATTCTACCTTTTTTTTGTTTTATAATTAAATTGTATATTTGAAGTGCAATGACTTTAATAGTTAAACATAAATCTACACCAAATCAATCAAATCAGAATTTAGTACTTCAAGAAACTACTGGTGTATTTGGTGTATTAAATCCTGGTGGTTATGGAGCATCTCAAACACCCACCGGTGATAGAACTGTAGGACAAATTGTTAGTTCTAATTTTTTAATATTAGAAAATACCGGATCTATTACTTATTTAGGAGAAACATTACCTCCACTAATTGATAGTTTATGTTCTATTAATTATACAAGTGGTAAAGCTCAAGGTATTGCTAATGGTACAACTCAAACATTT